CAACGTTTCAGTGATGTCGACCGCGGATTCGCCATCCGCTACCTCCTGCCTTGCGCTCGGTCTAGGAGGCTTTGTCGTGGGTTTCAAGACGATTGATTACCTGCTACGTAAGCCACACGTTGCACGCAATGCCGGGTTGTTTTTGGGAGGCGCAGTGATCGGTTACTGTGCCACCAGCGCGTTGATTGAGTATGTGAATCGCGACGCTCCACTCAGAGGTCGTGTTGAGCAGTTCCTTGATGCTGAAGAAGATGAGCGTCTCGCCGAGGAGTGTGTGTCTGACATGCAACTCGACAGTGCGACGCTCGTCCGTGAGCTTGAGGTCGAAATTGACGTGCCGGAACCGTTGCAGTGGGAAACCACTGAAGTGGTCTCTGCGGAGGCCCCATCCAAGGGCGTTGAGGATGAGGTTGCTGACGCAATCGAAGCGGCCAAGGACTCTGCCGAGGGGTCTAAGGTCGTGGTGGTTGTCCCCTCCAAGGTGGTTGACGCCACTGCTAAGTTGGAAGTGCGTAACAGTCGCGCACTAATTGGCAGTCTCAACCGCATGACCTACGCACGCAAGGTGTATGACGCGTGTAAGGTCAAGTTTGGAACCCCGAAGAACACCGAGGCGAACTTCAAGGCGGTCTGGCGTTATGCTGGGCAGCTGATGAAGGAGCATGGTGTACGACCAAGCCATCAAGCGAAGATACTGCCGGGTCTTGTCAGCAAGGTATTCGTCCCAACTGTGGAGGAAATGCTTGCCAACAGCGAGTTGCGGGTAATGCGCGACATGGTTGAGGAACGGTTTGACGAGTGTGTCAGCCGTTGGGAGCGGTGGTCACGTAAGTGCCGCCGTTTCTTTGGTCTAGCGTAGGGGGGCCAGGTCAAGGTGCACGAGGCAGTAGTTTACAAAGTACCTAGTGTGCGTCACACTCCAAGTGACGACACGTGGGAAACGTTGAAGAGGGAAGATCCTAACTACGCCAGTTTGGCCGTGCACTGGCGACTGGAGGCCGAGAAGGAGCGGAGCGTTTATGTTGTGGGGGGGTTGGCGCCAGAAGGGCGTACTCTCTGCACCAACGCTGCCGACGTGATGACCACATGTGCTGCCATCGCTGAGCGTATGATCTACGCGAAGGTTGGCGGCAAGTTGCTGAAGCGTCCGGGGAATAGTTACGAACACTATAACTCGGCGTTGGGAGAGTTCAAGAACAAGGTTTTGAGGGCTGCTGGCCGCACTTACCACCCTGTGACGCCACATGAATTTGTGGAGAGTTACAAGGGTCGCAAGCGCACTCTGTACTCAAACTATCTCGAGGACTATTTGGAATGGGGTGTCAAAAAGATGCATGCCACATTCAGTACGTTTATGAAGGTTGAGAAAGTACCGACTGACAAGTCACCAAGGACGATCCAACCACGCAGCCCGATCTTCAACATCGGGCTAGGTAGGTACCTAAAGCACAAGGAGAAACCGATCTTCCGCGCGATCGCGAAAGTGTTCAAGCAGAAGTATTGTGTGTTTAAGGGCCTGAATGCCGTAGCTATGGGCACTGAGTTGAGGAAGCTCTGGGATGAGTTCCGTGACCCGGTGGCTGTTGGCATTGACGCTTCACGATTTGATGCGAGTGTTGATAAGGGGATGTTGGAGTTTGAACATTCCTTATACAACGCTTTGTTTCAATGCAAGGAATTGCGCCGGTTGTTGAACATGCAACTGGTCAATCGTGGAGTTGCGCGATGTCATGATGGAGTTATTAAATACACGGTGGCTGGTGGCCGGGGGAGTGGTGACATGAACACCTCTCTTGGCAACTCGTTCATCATGTGTGCCATTATTTGGTGTTGGCTCCGAAGCTGTGGTGTTCATGCGCGTCTCGCTAACAACGGAGACGATTGCGTGGTTATAATGGAACGTGGTGATGTTGACAAGTTCACCACTGGGTTCGACGTGTATGCGAAGAACCTAGGGTTTACTATGGTTGTTGAGGAACCAGTTGACGTCTTTGAACGTATTGAGTTTTGTCAGACACATCCGGTGTGGGATGGTACAGTCTGGCGAATGGTGCGGAATCTGGGAACAGCACGTGAGAAGGATTCCATGTGTTTGTTTCCAATTGATAACCCGGGTGCCTTGGAGTCGTGGATTTATGCTGTCGGGGAGTGCGGATTGGCGCTCACGAGTGGTATTCCCGTGTTCCAGGAGATGTATGTTGCCATGATGCGTAATGGACGTAAGAGCAACATGAGCGAAGCGGTGTTCATGCAGAGTGGATCCAGAATGCTGTCCCTAGGGATGGATTCTAAGGTGATGCCTGTGACCAGCGATGCTCGTGTGTCGTTCTTTAGTGCGTTTGGTGTCACACCAGACGAACAAGTCGCTATGGAAGAATATTACATGCAGTGGAAGCTGTCGCCCTTGGTCCAAGAGGTTGGTACGGTAGGTGAAGTGAGCGTGAGCCCACTTTAGCGGCCGTGATATACAGCCATATATACAATGAAAACACAAAAGAACAAGAAGACGAAGGTGGTGGTGCAGCCAAAGAAGAAAATGACCAAGCAGCAAGACGTGACGGCAGTCGGCCGAGCACTCCGTGCGCTCGGTGGACTTGGGGGGGGTTATGCAGGAGGTTTGTTGGGCAGCGCTGCCCTCGGATCTGCCGCTGG